GGATGCCCTGCTCGCCTTGCGGGCCAACCAGCGATGCCAGCCACTCAGCCTCAGTACCGACAAAGCCATTGGCGACAGCCACTTCATAAGCCGAGTCGCCGTCCGCACCGGTTGCGCCAGTTGCTCCGGTCGCTCCTGTTTCACCTTGGATGCCTTGAATACCTTGGATGCCCTGAATCCCTTGTGGGCCTTGTGGGCCTGTCTCGCCTTGGATGCCTTGCGGGCCTTGCGGGCCGACAAGTGAGGCCAGCCATTGCGATTCAGTGCCTACAAAGCCATTTGCCACTGCGACCTCATAGGCCGAATCGCCATCAGCGCCAGTTGCACCAGTTGCGCCCGTAGCGCCAGTCGCGCCGGTGGCCCCCTGAATTCCTTGGATGCCTTGGAGTCCCTGCGGCCCCTGATCGCCGGTGTCACCCTTTGGCCCTGTTGCACCGGTTGCGCCTTGGATGCCTTGTGGCCCCTGGGGGCCAGTTGCACCTGTTGCGCCTTGTGGGCCAGTGGCTCCAGTTTCACCCTGCGGCCCTTGAGGACCTTGAGGGCCAGCGCCAATGATCTCAATGGTCTGCGTCACCTGCTCCGTGACAACAACAGTCCCATCCTCAGTGATAACCACTTGGTCTGTCATCGCGTCACCTCGCGCTCAAACGTCACAGCGCCGTACAGAATGGCCGTGACAAAGCCGCTGGACGATTCAAGCTCCAGATCATATAAACCGCATCCGGCAGTGATTGCCGCTGTGGTGTCTGCGTCGATCTCCAGGACAATCGTGCCAGCCACGCCGCCAAGCGTGATCCGATCGTTTTCGGTTGTCAGTTCAACAATGACGTCAGGATTGCAAACGCCTTGGCGGATCTGCATCCGCGCGGTATAGCCGGTCAGGTCAACGGGCACGCCTTCGGAATCTTTCCAGATGAGGTTTTGCAGGAAGGTTGAGCCCTGCCGAATGGTGATGTCGTATTCTGCTGCCATGTTTTCCCCTTATCGGCGCACGAAAAGCACGCCATTGTTGCCAGCACTTAAAACCATGGCAATTGGCAACTCAATTGTGTGAGTGCCTTTTGTCAGGCCACCGGCAATTGTTGGATGCGGGTACAAAACATCGCCATCCACCCATGTCTCGCTGGCAACCGATCCATCGCAATCAATGCCGATAATCTCACCAAATGTCGTGACCAAGCCCGTTGCGTTGTTTGCAATTGACGCCTTAGCAATGCCAATAATGAAAATTGGATTGGTGTTTGTGGCCGACTTTGCGCCCTTGATTTTCCCGCTGTTTCCGTCTGACCCTGCGGCCATAACCAAATCGCCTTTGGTGATCGTCACGCCAGACTTGTTGACCACCGGGATCATGTCTTGGCCCATAACCTCAGACACGGGAACTTTAACCGTCACACCGTTCTGCACGATTGGGATGTATTCATCACCTTGCAGGTGCGCGGCCAGTGCCAGTTCGGAAATTTTAAGCGTTGGTGCTGTCATTGGGCAATCCTCAGTTTTGCGGCATTTTAGGATGAATCACAAAAATTCCATAACGATGTCGGCCTTTGGAGCCTTGATGAGTGGTGCCAAAGCGTACCTGATCGCGTCTATGCAATGGTTGTGCGCGTCCACCACATCAGGCATGATGTCGCCAGTCAGCCTGTCCACTTTGTAGCTGTAAAGCCGCGACTCTTTGACCGTTTCAGCGCATCGAGGGTGAATGACAATTTCAGAATAACCCCTCATGTGGGCGATGCCATCTTGCACTGAGCCGGGCCATTTTTTCACCGCCTCAATGCGTGAAAGCCCTTTTCGCTTCAGGTAGCTAATTGTCTCTGGCCGTGCGGAATCAGCCCGAATGACGTGATTCTCAATGCTAGGCACGCATTTTTTGAGGTAATCCGCTGTCTCGTCAATCTCAAGCGCCACCTTGTAGGCCTCATGCTCGACGTAGAGATTCCCGGCGTGAATCCAGCACTTGACAGCCGTTGTCGGGTCTTGCGCAAATCCCCAGTCTGCGCCGTGGTAAGGGCCATCCCAGTCAGCACCAGGCACAAACTCAGCCACTTTGACCTTGCGGGCCAGCACCTGGGCATCGCTGTTTTGCAGGTAAGTTCCTTCCCAGATATGGGCATAGGTGGCCGGGTCAAGCGTTGATTGCTGGTGCTTGCGCAGTTTCTCAAGGCCATCCGGAAACCAAGGGTTGTCCCCGTGGTTCATCTCCACAATCATGGAATCCTTTGGCGGATTCTTTCTGAATCTGGCATCAACCGGACTCCCATCCAATCGAGGATTCCAGACAACCCACATCTCAGACTTCGGACGCCTGAAAACCGTGGCCTCCAGCGCCAGCCAAGATTGCTCAGGCACGTCTTCGGCTTCTTCAACGATGGTTAAGTCAATCTTTGCCAGCGACTTGATCGACCCAGTGTTGTGCCTCAAGCCCCTAAAAATAAACTCTGTGCCGTTGTGGCCGCGCAAATAGTCAATGCCAACATCGTATGCGGCCTCAAGCCATGGGTAGGTGGCTATGGCCGCCTTCAGTTCAGCGTGAAACGACTCTTTAATGCTGGCCTGCAAGTCACGAGCGCACAAAACCCTGATCGGCTCAGCATAGCCCCAGATTGCGGCCATCAAGGCAAACGAGAACGACTTGGCAGACCCGCGCCCACCGTGAGCGCCCCTGTATTGCAGTTCGCCTCGCTCTTTGGCGAAAAGCGGGACTAGCTTTGGTGGAAGTTCAATCTTTGCTTCGGTCACTGCTTGGCAATGATTCGGATGACAGTCGGCTTCATGCTGCCATCGCTGTTCATCAAGTCAACCTTTTGTGGCGCATTAAATCCGTGCATGGCATTTAGCTCTTTGACGGCTGAAACCTTCACTGCCCCATTGCCCTCTTGGTACGCTTCCAAAAGCGCCTGAACGCTCATTTCTCGCGTCCAAAGGGCTTTTTGCGTCAGCTTCTCGCGCAGTTCGGCAACCCTACGTGAAACCTCTGACTTTGCCATGATCTTGCTGGCCGCATCATGGATTGTCGGCTGCTTGGTTTCTGGCTTGACATTGAAGGCCGTGCGGTATGCGTCAGCTTGAGTCATGCCATCAGCAATGCACTGTGCGAATTTCTCCTGTTTCGGCGTCAAACTCATATTCTTTCCTTGTTATGGCCCGTTCCCAAATTAACACCTTACTACTTGCGGCTTTCCGGTGATTGACCTCGCAGCGCTATGAGTTCTCTTGCGGGTAGCGCTGGTCTGGCATTTGGGCTTTTTGACAAGTGGGCGGCCTCGTCTGAAAGTTGGAAAGCCCCGCCAATCTGTCGGCATTTTATGCGCTAATCCTTTGGGTGTGGGCAATTATCAGGCGGCACGATCACGCACCAGACCGACTCAAACTGACCTCTTGCTCCTGGGTTGTTCGCCCATCTGTCGATATAGGCGTCTGGCATTGACTGGAGGCTTTTGTAAACGACAGTCTGGCTCGCGCCGAAATACTGCGGGCAGTCATGCCATCATCAAATTGCCGCAAAAGCAGACGGATTTCAGGATGGCGTGATTTGCTCATGGCTGTATTCTTACAGAATTGGCCATTTGTTTTAAATTTTCACAGTAGGCGTCTTGCTTTTCCAGTTCCTCAATGGCGCGTTTGCAGTAAATTGCAGCGTCCAGAAGCTCCTCATACTGGTGATGCAGCCATTCTTTGAGGTTTAGTTGGTTTTGCTCAATGCTGACGCCATATTTTTTCAGGCCAAGCCGCTGGCGTTTTGCGATGTCTTGGCAGACTCTGGCTTCTGTTCCGTGGGCTGTCATGCGTTCTTCTCCTTGAGTTTGGCTTCGAGTTCTTGAACGCGGTCAAGAAGACCGAGCAACAACACAACTACTTGGTCTCGCTCCAGTGGCCCAGTGTCACAAAATAATTGGCGAATTTCTCTTTCAAGCGAGTCCATTGTTCTTCTCCTTGAGTTTGGTTTCTGTTCTGTGAATCGCGTCAAACACATCGAAGGATATGCGAGCGATCAGGTTCTTTTGTTGACCTGTCAGACCAACCCATTGCCGCTGTGCTGCGGGTGGGGTGGCTGGCTTATTTGCATCAGGACATGTGTTTTTCTCGCGTAGCTTGGATTCGACTGCAAAGGCCATCTCGGTGGCTGTCCTTTGCCTAAGTGCGCCATCTGCGTAACAGAGAAATTCAATTTCCTTGTTCGTCAACCCAACCCACGCACTACTACGCTCATCCGGAGCCGGTGCTGCCAGTGGCGTAGCCACGTTGGGTGGGGTGGTGTAGAGGGGTGAGCGCTTGCCGCCGGGGTCATCCCACACCAAGTTGTCGCCGCCTTTGTGGTGCTCGATGTACGCCACAGGCTCCTGCACAG